ACTAGAGGAATATATCATACTATAACTAGAACAATAATAAACTAATAGACCGCCCCGCAAACAGCACAGCAACAGCTAGGAGATGTATAGTATATAAGAATTACGAATAAAGAATACTCGTTTTTAAACTTAGTAAGGGAAAGATTTTTATGTAGACAGTTATAAATGGTCATATGCCTGAACCAACTCCGAAACAAAAGGAAGTTTTGGAACTTCTGCCTAATACACGGGAATATATTGCGGAAGAACTAAATATTTCTCGCCGGGCTACTAGATACCGGATGAACGCATTAGAGAAAAAAGGATATGAAGTTGAAAGGGATTCTGATGGAGTTTGGAGTCTGAAGGGAATGAGTGAGATAGAAGAAGATAATACCCGTTCTGAAGAAGAAACTAAACCACGTAGGGAAGATGTGTATGATAAGGCACAAAACGTTAAAGATACTCACAATGCGCTAACAAAACTTGAGAAAGAAGTTAAAGAAGCACTTTCTAATACTAACCCTGTTCTAAATGTCTATGACCGTACTGACGGTAACTCTACTCTTGTTTTGCCTCATAGTGATTCTCACGTTGGGGCTGTCATTAAAGACCGTCCCGGTGTTGATTACTACTCTGCTGAAGAAGCGCGTGGAGCGATACGAGAGTATTTTGATAGAGCAATCAACCATGCGTTAGACCGTGGTGATGTTGAGGACGTTGTGTTGATTATGAACGGGGATCATTTAGACGGCGAAGGAATTTTCCCCGGACAGAGACACGAACAAGACGATAACCTCCGTGATCAGCTTCGGAAGGCGGGGAACACGTACATCGAACAGATTTTGAAACTTTCCCGTGAATTTGAGTCTGTAGAGGTTTACTGTGTTCCCGGTAATCATGGGAATATTGACAAGGATAGTACGACAAATGCTGATCTGATGTTGTTTGACTTTATAGAAACCGCATTAGACTATTCTTCCGCTGATAACATTCGTATGGAAAAGGCTAATGCAGCGGGATACAAGACTTTTCATATTCGGGGTTGGAAATACTTCACACGTCATGGTGAGAATTATTTAAAGCACGTTGGTACTTCAAGTGGTATTCGGCGTGTTCTTCAATGGTATGCTAAAGAAAATGGATTTGATGTTGGACTCCGTTCCCACTACCACTCTGTAAAGCTTGAGACTGTTGCTGATGAAGTTCCTATTGTTATGACAGGGACTACAGCGCCTCCTTCTACATTCGCTGAATCAAAGGGGGAAGATGGTGGTGAAACTGCTACATTTTGGTACACTACTGATGAAAGTGCGATTGATTCCTTCCAACACATCAGAATAAACGAGGATTAGTGTTCATTTGACCACAATAAACCAAAAGACTTATAAACCCCCGGCTATTAGTAAGGGTAAGAAGTAAACAATCGCTGTGTTCGCAGAACCTCACCGGGACGGACGTAACAGGGTGAAACCCCGGAGAGAAGTGAACAGTCATTTCTATGTATGTTTGAAGAGTCAATTTACGAAGAAGAAATAGAACAGAATAACGAAATCTGCTCAAATTGTTTTCGGCGTATCAAGTTTAGTATTGAACCACCCGAACGGATTCCTTCTTTCGTTTCGGATGTTCAAGAATATGAACCACACGCTGAGTCCGTTTGGGTTGAAGAAAATAAGCAAGTAGAAGGGAAGGCTGATGCAGGAAGACCGAATGTAAAACGGACAGCCTGTAAGTGTGGTTGTGTTTCCGCTTACACTAAGGTTGATCGTCCTGTGAAAGATTATCAGAAGTATTCTGAACGGATTATTGAAAGGCTCTATGAAGAAGGTTACACGGTAAATGAGTCTCAATTCCTCGACTGTGTTCATTCTTTGAAATCCGACCCCGATTATCAGCATAAACCAGAAGCAATCTTTAACGAAGCAACTGAGTTTTCAACATGACTAATAAGAAATGTGGTAAAAGTCTTACGACGAAAGATGGGAAGTGTACCCGTGATGCCACATTTCCTGATGAGCGGTGTAAGCAACACACCGTTTACGATACAGACGAGTGGAAGCCGAACTACGAGCATGGACTTTATATGGAGCGTTCGGGATACTATGAGAACCTTCCCGAACAAGACAAGAATTGGATTGATTCTATTGTCCAATCGTTTGTAGAACAGGCCCCGTGGAGTGCTGATAATCTCGCAAATCTCAACAAGTTACGAGAAGCTGTCGTTGATATGCACAAGAAGCGACGTGCTGATGAATATATCCATGAACGTGGAATGGCCCAAACAAATACTGACGGATTTCACGAACAGTATGGACCGATTGAAAATCAAAAGGAAAACGTTCTTCACATCACAGCTTCTCGGCTATCAAAAGATTCGCTTCGTGTATTGAAGGATTTGAATTGTCTCCCGGACGAGGATAACAGTAGCAACGATCAACCGGATTCGTTAATTGACCAATTCTCTGATTTTGACTGATTATGGATATACCCGATGAAGCAAAAAGGGTTATTAGAGATAACCCATCTGAGTTTGTTAATCGGGTATTAGGTGTAGAACCATACGCATATCAGAAAGACTTTCTCAATCATTCCTCAAACCGGAAACTCTTGGTTGGTGGTCGGCAGATTGGTAAGACCACGATGCTTTCGTGGTTAGCTATTCACCGTTTCGTTACTCAAAAGGACACTAACGTTCTTATTATTGCACCTACGCAACGGCAGGTTTGGAATTTTCTTGAGAAGCTAAAGTCCGAAATCTCTGAATGGCTCGATAATCCTGATCAGTACGGGATTGAATACGAGAGTAAATCTGAAATCCGTGCATCTAACGGGAGTAAGATTTTTGGACTCCCTGCTGCTGGTAAAGGTGACACAATCCGTGGTTTTACGGTTGATACTGTCATTGTTGATGAAGCAGCCTTCATTGATGATGAGATATATACTTCTGTCCTTCGTCCCATGCTGTTTACTACGGAAGGTGAGTTTATCCTTTCTGGTACTCCGTGGGGTAAAGAAGGATACTTTTATAAGAAGTATGAAGAGGCTGATGATCCTGAAGTTGATTCCCCGTGGCAAACGTGGCAAATTGCCACAATGGAAAATCCCGACGTTGGGCCTGAACAAATTAAAGAATCTCGTCGTGAGTTAACCCCTAATGAGTACGACAGAGAGATTCTTGGTGAGTTTGCCGATAAGAAGAACGCCTTCTTCAAAAACGCTACAATTAACCGTTGTTTAGAATGGACAGGGAATTACAGGCAAGACGTTGTTTACCCCCCACAGGACACAAGAAATTGTTATATGGGCGTTGACGTTGCTTCTGGTGGTGATGCAAGAGCTATCTTCACCTCTGTAGATGTTGAGGGTAACGTCTTTGAGGTAAAGAAAGAGACTAAGTGTGAATTGCCTGAGGTGGAGGGAATCATCAGAAACAAAATCAACTCTGATGATAGGAATTACATTAAAGTCTTGATTGAAGAAAACGGCTTGGGTGAAGGTCCGGTTAACAACCTTGAGAGAGAATTTAGTTGTGTTCAAGGTTTCCGAACAACTATCAGGAGCAAGGAGTCTATTTATACTGAATTTAAGAACGAAATGCAATCTGGTAAGGTTTTCTTACCGGATATCCGAGAATATAAAAAGGAACTTCGTTCTATTGAGTATGAGTTAACTTCTGGTGGTAATCAGAAGATATACGCGCCCGGACGTAAAAACGACGACTTTGCTGACTCTATTGCGCTTGCTTTTGCCGCTAAGAGTGACAAAAATCACGTTGAAAGACAAGCACACGGTTACACGCCTCAGAGTAGTAGTACACGGTCACAGAATATTAAGAATAATGGAATGAGATTTACTTTTAATTAACTATGGGAATTTGGGAAGAACTACGAGAAAGAGCATCGGTTGTTGTAGAGGAATTAGGAACACCGGCAGGTGAACCCGATGCTCGTTCGATTGATCAAAGAGTTGCTACTGTTCGTAGTTCTACCACCGAAAAGCACCGTCTTGACCGACAAACGCTTGAAAGGTATTGGGAGCTTTATACGAACGTTCCCATCGTTCGTGAACCAATCCGTTCCTTTAGCGGTGAGGTTATGGAACCGGGCTACTACGTCGATGCAGAAAATGAAGAGCTAAAGGAAGAACTTGAGGATTGGTTAGAAGCTTGTGCCATTATTTCTGGTGAGTCTGATCAAGACTTTGGTGAGTTAGCTCGCAAATCTATTATTCAGAGAGAGGTAAAAGGTACCTGTCTTATTGAGAAGGTATATACTGAAGAGGACGATGATGTTATTTATGGTTTCAAGCTTATGAAGCCTGAAACCGTGCGTGCGTTTACGTATCCCGGACAGTCTGTTCTTCTTGACCCCGAAGATGAGGAATTGGCTGAAAAGGCCGGAGATACTAAAACACGCAACTTTGATGCCCGTTGGTCTGATTATACACTTAAACTTACTGATAAAGGAGAGCCAGCGGCATACGTCCAGTACGATGAGGAGCTAACCAGTAATATTGACCGGCAGTACCAGATTCCGTTCCGTCGTGATGATATTATTAAAATGACACGGGACGAGGATGTTGGTGAAATTTTTGGTACCTCTCGTCTTGCCGCTGCTGAGAACCGTATAGAAAGTCTTCTAAAGAAACTCGATGATAACGACAAGGCTATTGAGTCGTTAGCTCACCCATTCCAACTTTTTCAATTCGGTTCTGAAGATGATGTTTGGGAACCGTCGAAGATTGACTCCTTTATGAACGCCCACCGGGATGATGATTTTGAACCCGGAATGAAGCAGGGTGTTCAAGGTGATGTTTCGGTTGAAACTGTTTCCGGAGAGGTAGCTGAAATCGAAGAATTCCTTCAGTTTGATATTAATTGGATTATTTCTGAAATGCCTCTCCCCAAGTATGCTCTTGGTGGTTTTGAGGAAAACGTTAATCAATTTGTCTCACGATCTCAGGAAACAAGAATTGAAAAGCAGATTTCTGAAGCACGGAGAGAACTTCAGGACAAGTTTACTTCTGTTCTTCAGGATAAAGCACAAGAGTTAGGTTACTCTAAAGATGATGTAAATGGTCTTGTTATTGGTGAAGACCCTCAAGACTTAGGAATTCAAGAAGTTAAGGATCGGATGGAGGAAGAAGAAAAGAATAATACAGGTGAGAGTGGTACTGATTTCACCCGACCACCTGCTTCATCTGAAGATTCTCGCGTTGAAGAGAATACACTTTCTTATTTTGATGATGCTTCCGTAGAGGAATTACAAGCTGCTGATGTAGAAATTTCTCCCGATACCCCACAAGAAGAGCTTTCGCAGATTGCTGAGAACACGCTTAGGTTTGTTCGGGATAGGCTTATTGGCAAGTTGGAAGAACACAAGAGAAACAAGCCTGAAAGGGCAATTGCCTCCCTGTCTTCCGGGTATGAACGGATTATAGAGCAAGAGACAAACCGTATGTTTGCGGGTTCGGGACAAAATGACTTTGAGGAGTTGTTTGAGTCATTTACTGAGGAAACTGTTTCTGAAGTAGCAGAGCTTTCGGAAGATGGTGTTGTTACAAACGCTTCTGATTACGAACTTTCCCGTATATACAGAAAAAACTTCCTTGATAGTGTAGAACAAGCTGCTGGTGAAATCTCACGGGACGTTCTTCAGTACACGCGAAGAACCCTTCCGCAAGGTGGGAGTATTGAGGAAGTTAAGGAGAGAATTCTTGATAAATATACGGAAGAAAAACTTTCCAACCGTGCTGAGTTGATATCCTACATGGAGAAACACGATGCAGAGCAAACCTTACACCTGAGTAAGTACAAGGATGCAGAAGATATCATTGGTTTCCGTGTAGTGAATGATTCTGATAGTAAGGCATCTATCTGTGAAGAGTTAGAAGGGAAGGAAGCTTATTTTGATTCTGAAGAGTCTATTCAAGAACAACTATCTTCTACTGTTTCTCAGGAAAGTACACATACAGGATTTTCACCTCTCCCCCCGACTCCACCGTACCATTTCCGTTGTGATAGCGAGATAGAACCTATTTATGAGGAATAACTATGACTGTACAAACAAAAAGCACTAATTCTGGATATATTTCCCCCAAGCAAAATAGTAACTTGGGTGATGGCCTTTATCCTGTTCATGGTATAGCTATTGGAGAAGGGGATGTTACTGTCGGTCATCTTTCTGAGGAACGGAAGAAGTGGACACAAGAAGCCTTACAAGGTACAGGTCGCTATCTTGTAGGTAAACATATTGTCGTAAACCATCAGAATAAGGACGCTTATGATGTAATCGGTGAGGTTACAAAAGCTGCTTACAAGCCCGGAGTTGGACTCATTTATCAAGGTCATATTGATGATGAGGAAATCGCTTCTAAGATTCAAAATGGTTGGCTTGATGTAAGTCTTCGTATTCTTCACTCTGATAATTTTGAAGAAAACGATGAGGGGACGAAAGTTATTAATGAAGTTTTAGGGTATGATAACTTATCTGTTGTTCGTAAAGGTGCTGCTCCTTCCAACACAATCAATCCCGGAGAGCATGATGAATTGAGTGTTGCTGAGTTAGCTGAGTTTACAGATGAACTTGCGACAGACAAGGAGTGGAGGGAAGGAGATTATGTCCAATGGGGTTCCTCTGGTGATAGGAACGCAAAGGGTAGAGTGATTGATTGGACTGATGATGGAACGTTTTCTGATAGGATTGATGGTGATCAGTCAATTGACGGTACAGAAGAAGACCCTGCTGCTTTAATCAATGTCTATCAACCAACCGATGAAGGTTGGGAAGAAGGAGACACTACTGTAGCTCATAGATTCTCTACACTAAATGAGTGGAATCCCGATAGTATTGTCTCTGAGAATCAGCAAAACTACATAGACTATATGTTTGAGAGTCCTGAGGCGGCTCAGGGCAGGGCAGAAGCAATGGCTTGTGATGTGGACTATCATGAGCATGAGATTGATGGTGAAAAGGTCTATATGCCTTGTGAGTCTCATGCAGAGTTTGAAAAAGCTCTTGTTCAGTCTGAAAAGTCTGAAATGGAAGAGCTTCAAATCTCTGAGGCTCGTATGCCTTCCTTTGAAGGGACAGAAGAGAAATCTTGGGGTGATATTCCTGCTGATACGCTTAGTTACTTTACCGACGCTCTTGACTTTGAAGCAGAACAAACTGATGATTTAACACAAGAACAAAAAGCACAAATTGCCGAGCATACGCTTCTTGGTGATCCGCAGGCTGATAATATCCGAGAGTTACGGATGTTCCCCGTTGTTAATGCAAACACCGGTAATCTGAACCGGGGTGCATTAGAGGCTGTTCGTGGTGGACGTGGACAAAGTGCTGATCTTTCGCAAGATACGTATGAAACCGCGTATGAAATGGCGGGTCGTTTGCTTAATGAAGAGTTTGGTTCTGATGTTGAAGTAGAACTTTCGGTTAGCTCAATCAAAGAATCTGTTGAGGTTGTTGAGCTTCAGGAAGATGAAGAACTTGATGAGGTGTATTCCGATTGGGAAGACGCTGTTAATATGACAGCTTCTCAACTCCGTAGTTGGAGTGGAAACCCTTGTTCAAGAGAGGCTTCTGTAGACCCGGAAGCTGTTATCGAACGCAACTTGCGTTTGTTGGAAACCCCGAAAAGTGAGTGGGATCAGTCTGATATTGATGACGCTAACAGAACGATATCTTTCATTAGTCGGATGAAAGGTATGCGTCCTGATGGTGATGCCTCTGATGGATCTCATGGCTGTCCGACTGATTGGGCTATTAGCCTACTCAATTGGGCGTACAATCCGTTTGATTCACTTCCGGGGCAACCTGATGAGGACGCTGACTTAGACGACGTTGAAGAGCTATCTATGGGTCTTAGTGAGGGCAGAATTATGGCTAAACACGATTATTCAGAAGAAGAGATGGAAGGCATGGCTGAAATGATGTCTTCCATGTCTGAAATGACTATGGACGAGTGCATGGAACTTATGGAAGGTATGGGTCCGGGAGAACCATATAAAATGAAGCCCGTTGCGAAACTTGCCGCTAGCTCTCTTGGTGCGGATTATGAGGAAATGGAGAGCTATATGGAAATGGCTATGAGTGAAGAAATGATGGGTGGAGGTTATGAAGAAATGTCGGAATCTGATGAAGGTGCGGATTATGAAGAGTACAGTATTTCAGAGATTCTGTAATTAATTTCCTACTTGTGATTCCCCTTGGCGTGTGAATCCTGTTGTTGGAGAATTGGGATGAGGTAGGGACTTGTCTTAGGTGATTTTGATATGACTGACAAAGAAGAAATTCTTAATGATTTAGAGGCACAGGCCCGAACCGCTGATGCTGATCTTGAGGAGCTTACTGTTGCTCCTGAGACTCAGCTTGAGGAGCTTTCCGAGGTTCGGGAAGAGAAGAATAGTCTTGAGGAAGAGGTTGAGGAGCTTTCCGAGAAGGTTGAGGAGCTTTCGGATTATGAAGAGCAGGTTGAGAAGGTTGCCACGATTTATGCCGAAGCCCTCTCTGAAGCCTTCCCCGCTTTCGATGAGGAAGAGCTTGTTGACCGATTCGATGTTGAAGAGCTTCGTACCAAGTACGAGGATGCTGTTGATGAAGGGCAGATTGAACAGCTTGCTACGAGCGGAACACCGAATGTTCGATCTGCTGATGGTGGGAGTGGTTCTCATCAGGCCAACGGAGAAGAGCTTGGTGAAGGCGGTGAACCCGACGAGGAAGTTGAGGAAGCCGCTGATATGCTAGACAAGCGCGGTGGTGCTTGGTCTGAGTTGGCTGACGATCTGCGAGAAGACGGTATTTAAAATTAGGTGATTATATATGACTCTTAGCCCCGGTGATGCAAAATACGAGTACGGTCGTACTGTTACGCTTGAACTTGCCGATGGAGTGACCCGCGAAGATGTTGCCGGTCGCGCCGTTACGTTTAATGGAAGTGGCAAGCTTGAGCTTCTGACTGATAATAGTTCTGTTCTTGTCGGGACTGTTTCGGATACGGTTCTGGACGATAACGATGGTGATGGTGGAGACGGTTATGTTACCGTTCAGGTTGCTGGCCTTCCGGTTGTTGTAGAGACGGCTGATGATACTCCTGTTGCTGGTGACTACCTTCAGCCTGCTGCTAATGGCCTCTATGATGTTATCGCTAGTGCTGATACCAGCACTATTGATGCTCTTGAGGGCCGTCCGTTTGTCCTTGGACCGGAAGATGCTGTTAATACCAACCCGCGACCCCGGAGTAACAAGAACGACCGGAATCTGTATGTCGCGGTGTTCCGGTAAAATAATTTAGGTGATTTAAAATGGTTAACGTTACTACCTCTGATATTCTGACTGAGGAACGTATTCGTCGTGTTGTTGAGGATGAGACTCAGGAAGTTCTCGTGTGGAATGAGGCTTTCCGAGAGATTAATATGCCGGAGGATTGGTCTTCGGACACTATGGAGATCCCCATTGATGTTGGTATCATGGGAGAGCCGGAGCGGATTCAGGAAGGGTCTGAATTCCCCCGTGCTGAAGAGAACTACGACACCATCCCGATTACCGTCAAGAAGTACGGTATGGAGGTTTCGGTTGCTTGGGAGTCCACGCTGTTCTCGGTCTTCGATATCGTTGCACAGCAGATCGAGAAGAAGTCCCGGCGTATGGCTGAAAAGCTGAACCGTCTTGCGTTTGAGGTTATCAGCGATCCCAATAACCTTCATCCCAACGGTCCCGTTACAGGTAGTGGTTCGATTGATTATCCGACCATTACTGATGCCCGGAAGGAACTTCTGGACGACCAGAAAGACCCCGATATGCTCATTGTGAACACCGCTGGTGAGAATCAGCTTCTCAACAGCGAGGCGTTCCAGCGAGCTACGGAGCTTGGTGATGAGACGGTTCTTGATGGGGCCATTGGTCGAATTGCCGGTATTGATGTGATGGTTGATAACTCCGGCCTCCTTGATCCTTCGACCGGTCAGGGTATCATGGTCGATTCGGACGACTATGGTTACGAGGTTATCAAGCAGGAGGTTGCTACTGAAGAGTACGAAGCCCCGGAGCGACAGGCTGATATCTTCCAAATCTACACCATGCGAGAGTGGGAGGCTATCAAGCCTGAAGCTGCTATCAAGGTCGAAGAGGGTACGGCGTAGAGTAAGTAGCTAACTTTTACTTTTTATAGGATACAAAAATGACTGACCCTACATCTACACTAACAGATCAAGAATTAGTTGAAGAAGTGCGGAGTGCATTGGCGGGTATAGATGCAGGGTCGATTCCTGATGATACTATCATTCAGGCAAAGGATAGGTTCGTTCTCCCCATCCTCCAAAAACTTCTAACGGATAACGTGGATCAAGATAATTTTGATAATGCTGTCGTTGCTTGGACAGCAGAAAAGTCATTCGATGCTTGGTTAACATACACTCGTCTACGTGACTCTAACCTTGAAACATATACTGACCCACAAGCTTACAAGGAAGATTTACGAGAGCGCACAAATAACGCACTCTATGTTGTTGATGTAACCCGACCACCGGAAGTTCCCAATACTGTTGTAACAGTCACACTTGATGATAAACAAGAGCGTGTTCCGCTTGATTCAAACGATGCACTTCTTGGAAGTACAAGTGGGAACACAAGAAGTTACTTTTAAATAATGACTATCCTTACAAATACAGCCGAAATGTTAATTTCCCAATTCGGTGAAGTAGTAACTGTACGGAAAACAGTAGAGGATAGTCCTGATAATTCTACCGAACCGATTTATTTTGAGAAAGATGATACGGTAGATGAAGAATTTGAACATAAGGTCCGTTTGTTTGACAATCCGGATGAAGAAACACTAAACAACTACGGATTTGAACAAAATACAGAAACTACCATTTACACAACTGAGGATGTAATCGAGAATGGAGATATTATCCTTTATCGGGATGCTGAGTTTGTTGTGAACGATACAACTAGTATGCAGATTGGGCAGGGACCGTATAGATATGTTCACGGATTGGTGAGGAGAGAATAATGTCTGAATTTAGTGTAGAATATATAGGCAATTCTCCGGGTGATATGGAAAATAAACTTTCTTCATTGGGAAATGTTGCACGTAAAAGGAGTGCTGTTGCACTAAGAGAAACAGCAGAAGAGGTTAAAGCAGATTTAGAGAAAACGTCTCCTGTGGATAGTGGTGAGTATCAGAGCAGTTGGTATATTCAACCAATTGACCAAGATGAAATTTGGATTCTCAATGAAGCCGACCACGCAAAGTTCGTAATGCTGCCCAACACAAAGATGATTGGTTCAAATAAAGCTGATCTTCCCGCACAGGGTATCTTGCATAATGTGAAGGGGGTTGCTAGAAAGCACTCTGATACGAATCGTGAAAATCTTGTTGAGCAACTAAGAGATATGTTTGATACGTTCTCAAAGCGTGGTAATTAATGTCGGACTTGGATAATACAAACAAAGACCTTATTACAGGTGTTGTTTCCCTTTTACGTAATGAGGCTTCCGGATGGTCTGTCAATTCC